AGCCAAGAAACCTACCTTAATAGTTCTGCGGCTTCCAGCTACGTACCATGCACCAGCTGCAAGTTCAGAGTCAACAATAACAGTCATTGCGTTGTAGAACGGATTTACTACACCGCTGTTTTTATTGTCAACTGTGCTTGACATAGATGCGATCAGTTTTTTCGCTGGTATCTCTTGCTCAGGTGCTACGATCAAGAACTTAGGTGTGATGTTAAGTGCCTTTTCTGCAGCATCTTTTTGGTTTCTCATTGCAGTAACTGCAGTACCAAGTGAATCTTCCGAAAGTGCAGCACCGGTCATAAGGTTTTTGTGTTTTGTCGCTTCAAAAATAGCTTTACCATCTGCCATTATGTATGATGCAAACTCTCCAGTTTTTTGAAGCATGTCATATACAAGACCGTTTGCAGTTCTTTTTGCCATGCGACCAAATTCTTGAAGCAAGTTGTTAAATGCGCCAAGGTCGTCATTGATGATCATTTGACGAGTAAGAACAAATTTAGCACCGTAACTTTCAAGTTTCCAAGACTCTCCGTTTTCACTAACTTTTGCCTCTTTAAACTCTCCGTTTTCAGTCATTTTTGAAAGACGACCAGCAGAACCAAGCGTGATATCGCTATTTGATTTAAAATCAGAACGCTCAACCTGCGTTACCCACAGATCATAAGTTGCCATCTCGTCATCAAATGCAGTTTGTAGTACACGGTTACCTGCACTTACAAGTAAAAGCGGGAAGTCTGCCGTAGTCATAGCACGCTCTACAAGTTCGTTTGTATCGAACCCATCATAACCAGTAATTGAGCGAGCCATAGCAAGCAGGTTCATACCCATATAGCGTTCAGCTTCTGCAACAGGTTCACTAAGTGTAATACCTGCACGAAGTACCATTGCATCTCTCATACCGTCAAGCATAGCTTTACGAGTGTTTGTGTCACTCGGTACAGTTGGCACACTATCTTGTTTTGCAACTCTCTCATCTAAGATAGCTCTCATAAACGATTGCGGGTCACCCTCTTTTTCAAACTTCTCGCGAAGTTCATTACTTGCATCGTAATCGCGTGCGATCGTTAAAATCTCAGCTTTACGCTCAGCTTCAGCTTTTTCAGCTCTTAGCTTGTCTGCTTCATCCTTACGCTCTTTGTCTTGCTCTTGTTTAATTTGAGCTCTTAAAGATGAGATCTCTTTATCTTGCTCTGCTGTACGCTCAGACACTTTTTCCAATTTTGCTAAACGCTTCATCAACTCTTTTAACATTTTGTCTCCTTGATTATGAATTTCGGATTCTCTTCCGATGTGTTTTGCTCCTTGGTCAAACCCGATACCGACTGCTGAGAGTTCAGTAATGTCAAAATCTGTAACAGTAACAATATCAGGCTCACCTTCTCGCTCCTCTACTTTGTATGCATTAATCTTGTAGCCGATCGATACATCCGTAAGCGTTCCGTTTTCATACTTACGCTTTACATCTGCACCGCTCTCATCAAAGACAACATCACCCAACAAAGACGTCCCATCCACTCTTTTATTCTCCACTCGCCCTATGGCAGCATCTACGTCTCTGTTATGGTTTTTGAAAAAGGTATTTAGCTTTTCCATATTTGCGCCGTTTATGTCTAAGCGCTCAATGTAGTAGCCAAAATCCCAACTGTATCTCATACCATCGTTGTCCTCTGATACCATTACAAAGGTAAGAGCATTATCTTGTTTTGCGGCAGTTGCAGAAACACTCGCTTTTCTAACGTGTTCTACACCTTGCAAAGCCTCTCTTTTTTGCATTTTTTTAGGCATTTGTTGTCCCCTTGTTTTTAAGTCCGTACTTTGTTAGAAGTTCCTGCTCTTTTTGTTTTGTTGCAAGCACCTCTTCAAAGTCAAGCCCACGCTCGTGAGCCAAGTCTGTCATAGTTGTAAGATTTAACTCGATCTCTTTTTCGATCGCCTTCATGTCTTGTTGCGGGTTTACCCACTCACGTTTTGGGTATGACCATCTAGGTGCTATAAATTGTTCTTTGTCTTGAAGCCACTTGTTTGTCGGTATATCAAGTTTTCCTCGCATCATCTCAACTTCGATCCATGTTCTAAACACATCTGCAAGCACATAGTTTGCAAGATGCTCTTGCTCATAGTCAAATCTTTTGTTGTCTTGAATGAGAGATGCGCGTGAAGATGCGAAATTAACTTGAGAGTAGTCTCTAAATGCAAGTTCGTACGATATGTTTCTCGCAGTAGCGATCAATCTGACTGTAGAGGTGATAAAGTCTGAGTAGCCATTACCCATGTCATTTTTATGTTTTGTAGCTTTTTCACCAGGGCGAAGGTAATAAACCATAAGACCGTTTATTTCTTGTATCTCTTCCCCTACTTCTGTTTGTGTATGCCCAAATGTACCACTATCTCTTTCAGACTCGATCGTGTATGCAATCTCAGCGTTTGCGCGTGCATTTTTGACAGTTGCACTTTGAAAGGCAGAGAAGTTTTTAATGTCTAGTACAGCTTGTTTATACTCGCTAATTCCACGGAACTGAGTAGCACGTTCAATTCTGCAGTAGTTTATGATGTGTTCAGCTGGGATATCTATGCTTTTGTTGTCTACTTTGAAGTGGTATGTTTTTATGGAACCACTATCATCCAAAGTGATCCCGTTTGTACCTTTGAAACTATCGAGTGCATCTGCTTCTATAAGTTGAAGTTTGAGCCCGTCTTTTGTAATCTTTTTGTAAATAAATATCTCGCCATCAACCATACGTGTTTCAAGTATTACGCGTTGTAGGTCTGCAAAACTTAGTCTGCCTGTAATGTCACATCTATTTGACCAAGATTTAAAACGCTTCTCAATAATATCATCTACTTTTTTATCACCTGTTTTCGACTGTAATCCGATCCCTTTTCCTACTACATTATTAAGGATAGCTTTGTCGATGTTGGCCATAATAGGATTGTTTTCATGCAGCCAGCGTGCGCGTGCTCTTAGTGTGTCACGGTCTGCAGTTGCAGTCTCTTCAAAAGGGTTGTTTGCATTCCAAAAGTCACGGTTTGCAAGGGTGCGTTTTCCACCCTCATAAAATGCACGTTTTTGTGTTTTTCGTCTAAAAAGCTTACCCAAAAGAGACATTTGCAAAAGCCTTTTTAAGTGTAGTGGTTTGTCCCTCAACATAATTAGATCCAAACTGATCTATTTTTGCAAGGATGCGGTCTCTCTCTTCGTATAGTCTGAACAGTGCTGCACGATTTACTTGTTTATCTCCATTTTGATAGCTTTGAGCTTTTTCCGCTTTGTCTATCTTTGTGTTGATATCTTCAAGTCTTTGTCCAAGAGTGAGAGTCACAAATACACCTTTTTAATTTTTATGGGTGTATTTTGACTGTATTTTTTTTTGATCGGTATGGGTACTAAAAAGTTTTTAAAATATTTTTCATACCGATCCCTTAAACTCCTCAACATCCTTCTCAAACCACTCAGATCCTTTAGAGAGAGTATCAAGAGCTTTATTGAAGCCTTCAGACTCTAAAAGTAGTTTTTCAAGAGCTTTTCCAAAAGATATTCCCTCTTTTTCTGCAAACTCATAAACACCTCTAAGTGCTGCATAGTCAACCGTTGAACGCGGTAAGTAAGATCTCTTTTGTAATGCCATTGTTAAAACTCCTCTAAGTGGTTTGTAGTACGTTTAGGTTTTTTCTTTTTCTGAGGCTCTTGAACTACATGCATGATCGGTTTATTGTTCGCAGAAAGTATCTCTAAATCTATACCAGCTACAAAGAGCGAAGCATAACCATAGCCTCTAACATCAAGCGCCTCGTTTCTTGCACGTGTTTTTTTCCATCTTCCATCTTTACCGCGCTTTTCTGCAGTGAGCTGTTTAAAATATTCTTCGTTGTAAGCATCATCTTCAGGGAAGTGCATGTAACCTGGTCCGATCGCATCAGTTGTTAAATGGGAGTGAATGACATCTTTGACTTGATTCACCCCTATATTGTAAAGAGGAACCTTTGCCATATTACTTCTAGTTGCGACTCTTGGTGCAATCGGAGCATCAATAGCTTTTGCACCTTTGAATGCAAACACTCTTCGACCAAAACGAGCTTTACAAAATGCGTATGCTTCTTTCGCACGGTGTCCACCTGTATCGACACCACCACAGTATGCACGCATAAGTCCGCCGTTGTCGTGCATGTATGTTTTTAGTAAAAACTCATCGAAACGCTGCCAAACTTCAGGCTTAGATGTATCACCGTGAAATATCTTGTACTCAATGCTCCAAGACTCTTCGTTTGCGCCCCACCCAATCACTTCGCACTCTATACGATCATCTTGTGTGTCTGCTCCAAAGGTAAGTACAAGAACTCCATCAGGCACCTGCGCCGGATAGAACTCTTTGCGATCTTCCCAGTTGTTGATATCTACTTTTTCGTAGTCCTCTTCCCACGTTCTTGCAAGTACCTCATTATAGAATGTCTTTAGTTTTAGTCTGCTCTTTTTCGCATCAAGAAACTCTTTAACTATATCTGTCCATGTAACGTTTGGAGAGTAAGAGAGCATCGCCCAGATATGAAATGATCGGATCTTGTTTTCAAATGCTGCAGGATTTTCCGCGACCCACTTCCCGCGCTTATCCATCCAGCGTTTATGCTTGTCGTATATTTTACCTCCGCACTTTTTACATGCTACGTGCACAGTATTTGGATAGTGTCTAATAGTTTTACCATTCTCGTCTTTGTCTTTATCCCATACAAAGTCTTCAAACTCAAAACGCTGATAATTTTCACAATGAGGGCACGGAAGGTGTCTATGCTCTTGGGTCCCTTTTTTAAACCAATAGTCAACTACAGACACACCGTCTGTCAAGTCATCTTCCTCTTCAGGGTTGTATTCAGCTCCGATCGGCTTTCCTCCGAGTATATTTTTGCGATCCCAAAAGTCAGATGTACGGCGCATCATGGTTGATACTGTGTCCCCAGCTTTACCGGCTTCTTTTTTCCAAGTATCTAACTCATCCCCGGACACTACCCGTGCGGTACGGCGGTTGAAGTTACGGTCAGATTCAGCCCCCAAAAATTCTGCATATCCGCCCGGATAAAGTTTTTTAATGGTCTTCTCTTTTTTAACACGACCCCTTATATTTGGTGTTTCTATCAGTTCTGCAATAACTTTGTTGTCACGAACCATAGGCTCAAACTCATCCTCTGCATATCCTTTCGCTTCATCCGCATTTGGCTGATAGTGTAACTGCACAGATGGTCGCTGGTGTATATAGTACCCGGCAACTGCCCCAAGAAGTTTTGTGTATCCGACACGGGTCGGCTTTTTGATCACAACTGTTTGACATATCTGATCAGTCATAGCATTAAGAGGATCTACTTGCCACGCATGCGTTTTCCACTTACCGGGAACCGCCGAACTTTCAGATGACAAGAAATAATACTCATCGGCCCACTCTGAACCAGTGAGCGTTGGCTTTGGCTTAAGTATCTGCACCCCGTAGTTTATGATTGCTAATTGTTGCGGTGTCAATCTTCCCATTGCTTTACCCTCAACTGCTCTTTTTGTCTATTGTTTTCATCGTTAATCCACTCAACAACCTCTTTGCTGACATCAGGAAAATGGTTTTTAAGATGGTTTCCAAGGTCGTCAAGATATTGATTAAATGGTGACAGCAACTCGTTAATCGCTTTTTTAGCATCATCAACAGAGATAAGTTCTCCCTCTGACTCCAAGAACTTAAGTCTGTTGATCTGCCCTTGCCAAAAATCTTTTGTTATCTGAACTTTTTGATGTGGAGTTTTCGCTTTTGCAAGTAATCTTTTGAGTGCTTTTTCGTTGTCACCGTTTAACAGCCCTGCATCTTTGTAATTTTCAGGAACAGTAACCTCAAAAGCTTCATTATCTCTCTTTTTTGAAAGTGCGATCGCCTGTATTGCTTTTTCAAGATAGAGTTTTTTCCCACCTTTTACAAAACACCCATCTAAAACCCCTGATTTTACGTGTTTTGATATCATTGCAGCAGATACACCAAGGTTTTGTGCAAGTTGTGTCTTTGTGACCTCTGTCATGCTCTTAACTCCAAAAACTTAACCAAGTGCAAATCCCTATTTTTTGGGATAAACAGAGAAACCTTAAACGAAAAACTTAACCAACTTTTAGCGTTTGAAAAATAGTGATCTCTCGGGGTTGCCTTTACCCTCATTGGTTTCAAAGTCCTAGGAGAACCTATATTTAGGGCTTTGCACACATTGACTATTTTTTTATTATATTCCCTATAGTTATTTTTCTTTAACCTCTTTTCACCAAGCGTTAAAATTTCGCTGGCGAAATAATTTGAGATATATTTGCAAGTGTTTGAAATGTATAAAATTTCTAACCTATTTCTACACATAATATTTTCCATATTTTATTTAACCTACTTAGCTGTACTTATTGCATACTTCAATGCTTTATAAAACTCTTTTTCAATGTTCTTTTCAACTACCTTTGTGACAGTCTTATAGAACTCTAAAGTTGGTTTCTCTTTAACACTCTTAGCAATTATGAAGAGTGGGATTGCATCTCTATTTAAAACCTTTCTAGCTTTAAGTAAACGGCCACTCTTGCCTCTTCTTTGTCGAGTTCCATCAACTTTACCTTTCTTTCTTTGGAATATTGCCATCGTTCCATACTTACTACCCTCGCTTCGTTTGTTCCATCCGGTTGTTAGAGGAGCTTCAAAAATTCTGTTCTTTGCTTTATTGTTGAGTAGTTGCTGTGCTTTTTTCTTGATAGCTCTATTTGTCTTAAGGTTAGGGAATAACTCTTTAAACCCATTAGTTGGTATCAACTGGTTAGCTCTCATACCACCATCTTCGTGGTCATCCAACCAATCATGAGGAATATAGATTTCAACTTCTAGATTTTCTTTTGTTGCTGACTCTTTCTTAATCCCTACCCCAACTTTATTCCAATTTTTATCAGTTATATCAAATGCACTTTTATTTTGCTTTACCTGTGCTTTCATAGCTTTTTCTGCGACTCTATTAAGTGTTAACTGTGAAGCAAAATTTACTTGTTTCTCTAAGTCACTTAGGCCTCTTATCACCTCATTAATATTAGTTTCTATACTCATCAGCCAACCCTCTTATACAAGTTCTCAACAAAACTACGCCCACTTCCTGGACTAAGCTTTGCATATTTCTCTGTCTGTTTTATATCTTTGTGGTTCATTAGTTTTTGTATCTCTTGGATTGATACACCTGCTATTGCTAAGTGACTTGCAAAAGTGTGTCTTAGTGTGTGAATCACTACTTTGTTTGCTCTGTCATCTTTAGATAAACCATCATTAAATTCTTTAAATATCTCTGTCAGCTGGTCATATAGAACATGGTACTTAGTCTCTTTGCCAAAAAGAGAAACAACATAGTCATTTGCTCTAAAACTTTCAAGGTGTTCTTGCAGCATATTAAACGTATTATCATCTAAGTAGCCAATGTAAAAGTTATTGCGTTTATAGTCTTTTAGAGTTACTGATCTTGTTTCCAAGTTTATATGTTTTCTTGGAAGCTTGAGTAAACTCTTTACCCTTGCACCTGTACAAAGTGCCATGCTTATAAATAGTTTTAAGACCTTATCATTATCCACAAGCTCACGCAGTCTTTCGATCTCAACATTGCTTAGATATCTGAGTCTTGTGTTATTGACTTTGAGCATCTTTATATTTCTAAACGGACTCTCTCTTATTATCGCTCTCTTGACTCCAAAACCAACTATCCTCTTAATAAGCTTGACTATCTGGTTGTTTGTAGATGCTGCCATACCATCAGCTTTTTTAAGTGCTTGCAGTTCCGAGATCAGTGAATCATCTAACTTTGCTATGGTCACGTCACCAAGACTTGGTTTGATATGTTTTTTATACATAAGCATGTTACTGTGGTTGCTTTTATTATGAGCTTCATTGCTAGTGAAGTACAGTTCTGCCAACTTATCTAATGTCAAACGCTTATAGTTTTGCTGAGACAGATCTAGTCCGTGTCTTAGTTCACTTATCTTTTGGTTTCTGAGTTCAATACATTTGGCCTCAGTAATGCCCTCAGACTTTTTACCAACCTTCAGCCATACAGTTTCTTTTCCGATTTTGTAAGTTACAAAATATGATATATCACCGCTCTTTAAGTGGTTAAGCTGAACTCTAGAACCATATCTTTTGCTTGACTGCATCTAATTCTCACTTACGAAACTCATTTCATTTGCTTTTAGTTTTTCAATGTACTTAGCTATAGACAGTTTAAAAGCTCCATCATTCGTTGTAAGTACTTCATTTGAGTATAAGCCCTCTATCTCTTCACCTTCACTTTTTATCTTTATCTTTTTAGGTAAGTATGTTAAGTAAACTTCATTGTCAATAAATGTACTTAGACCGACTATATTCTCGCTATCCTGTAGTTCCGACACATAAACTCTGTAAGCATTTGCAAGCACCTTGATATTTAAATAGCTTTTGACTCTCTCATAGCTCTTATAGATTTTTTCTTTACCACCTAACCATTTACTAGCTACAAACCTTAATTCACTATAGATGACATTAAATTCTCCATCGGTAGCAAAGTTTGAAGGTTCCGTCTTTGTTGATGTATTATTATTAAAGTCTTGGTTGCATTGGTGTTGCATTGGTGTTGCTTCTATTTTTTCAAAGTCCTTATTTTCGGTACTTAGAGGAGGGTTGTTTTTTGCATTGGTGTTGCATTGGTGTTGCTTTTGATTTTTGACAGAGCTATAGTGTTGAGTATTTTTGATTTCCCAAAATGCAAAGTATTTAGATATTTCATCTTTAAACTCTTGAATCCATCTTTGTACAGATCCTCTGTTCTTTGGTTTGTCTTTTGCACCCCATGACTGAGCATAAAAGCTTATGCTGTTGACTTCATCATCATGCATATCACTGAAGTATTCCATAAAAGCTCTGGCTTTCTCTCTTTTACCATCCTGTTTTAACTTGTTTATGTAGTTCGATGGTACATTTATATAGTAGTTCTGCATTATCTAATCTCCGGCATACCTATTCTAGGTGAATCATTTATTGTAGATGTGTACTCTATCTCATATAGAGCTGGAGCATGTGTTTGAAACTTAACGGTCTTAGGATTTATATATACTTCTTCTTTAAACTCATTACCGTTTTGTCTATTTTTCTCACACACAAAAAATCTTTTTTGGTAGTTGTCTTTTACTTTTTGTATAAAAAACATCACATCCGCATCATGGTCCGCATCACCACTGTTCTTAACAGCCATACGACCATTTTTAAGATCTTCATTACTTACCTGAACTATCAGAACTATGATGATACTTAGCTCCATACACAAACTAGAAAGTCTGTCTGTTATGTCGCTGACCTGTTCATGTCTTTTTGCATTTAGATATTTATTTCTTATTTTCATAAGAGAATCAACTGTAAAAAACCTCACACCATCACGAGCAAGTTTTCTTATGTTTTTCTCTATCTCAGATATATCCCTACCCTCATCTATGATGTAAAAATTATCCGATTGTTTTTCGCTTGGTTTTAACTTATCAAACCTAGCCTGTATCTTCCACCAAGGCATCTCATAACTGAGATATGCTGACTTGAATCCATTAGACACGTTATATAAGAACTGCAAAGTAAAAGCTGTTTTACCGCTGCCCTTTTCACCACCTAACATAACAAGCTGTGCAAGCTCCAAACCACCATCGAAGTAGTTATCTACAACGTCAAGACCCGTTTCATACTTTGGCATCTTTGGCATAGCTGCAGCTTCTATTCTGGCTTCGCTTTGGGTCCTTACTTTTATAGAGTTATTATCGTTCTCTTCTATTAGCTTTATTTCATGCAATATGTTCGATATAACTTCATTACTTGGCAGTTCATCTTCAACTACACCTCTTTTAATAGCAGTCGTTACATGTAGCAGTCTTCTTTTACTAGATAGCTCTTTTACCTCTTCACAATAAACTCTTAAATTAGATATAGGATTTTGAAGCATGATCTCTAGCATGACCTGTTCATCAAACTTGTTAGAAGTGCTCAACTCTTTTTTTATAAACTCTTCATCTATTGGAAGGTTTTTATGAGTCAAAGACACCATAGATTCATATATATTCTGATGCGCAGGAAGATAGAAGTCTTCTTTGAAAATAACTTCATCTACGTCTTCAAATTGTCGTGAATCAAAAATAATAGAGTTTAATACACTTCTCTCAAAAGCTAAGTTATATAAGTTCTCTTGCATTAGTAAGCCTTAGCTTTGAGGAATAAGCTTACAATGGACAACTGCCTTGATAATTAAAAATATTACTTTTTTCATATTTCACTCAACTTGGTTTTTAGCTCTAATGCAGCTTTTATGACTTCATCTAACTCTTTGTTGATTTTGTCTTTTTCTGTAGAGTCTATCTTCCCATCACGAAGTGCCTCTTTAGCAACACGAAACACATCACCCTCTTCCATAGAGAGGTTATCTACAAGAACGTGCACTTCATGATGTGATACTTTTACATCTTCATTTTTTACAGCGACCATATTGTGTTCTTTAAGTAGTGCATCTATAATAATGCTTCTATGTTCACCAAGTTCATCCAAGAGAACTGCTAAGTGATCGACACTCAACGGGTGTGGAGCCGCATGGTTGTATGTTATGTAATTAAGGTGCGTTCCTATCTGAATATGCCCGTTTGGTCCTGTAAAACCTAACAGCGGGGCAAAATGCTGACGAGCGGTAAGCCCATTTGCTTCACCAAACTTATTGATCGCTTCGTTGATCGCTTTGTAGATAAACGGATGTTTAGAAAGTGCCATAACGTTTCCTCTTTTTATTTTTGAGTTATTCACTCTAAGGTGCCCTTTTGCTATAATTAATCTCCACACAAATCAATACAAAAGGGCACATTACAATGGATACACCTATGAATGAAGCAAGACATGCATTGCACGCTACTCAAGCTGAACTGAATTATCTGCTTGAACTATTTGGAGATTATCTAGCAGATCGCGAAAACTATCAAGCTCACGAAGGATTAGACGCAGTTTATTTTTACATTTGTCAAAAATTTCACTATCTTCCGTCTGATGTTTTCTCGATGAAGCTTGAACATCTTCAATTTCTTCTTGCTGAAGAGATGCGTGGGTGGACTGCTCCAAAAGGTGCATAGAGTTTTTTACTATGTGCATCAGTAAAGTACACTCAATTGCATCACGTTCTATTTTTATAAATTCACTCATCTACGCTACTTCCTTTTTTGGTTTCTTTTGAGTATTCACTCTAAGGTGCCCTTTGATATAATAGAAGTGCTAACTAAAATAAACACAAAGGACACTTTACAATGAACGATGAACAACTAGAAGAGATCTTAAATTCTATTCTCTCAAACACATCAGATATTCAAGTAGTTATGAATGAGTTAGATGAGATAAAAAAGTTGTTAAAGCAACTTCTTGAGCAAAGCTAGTCATTTTCATTTCTAAACTTGAATGAAATGTCAAGATTTGCAAAACTGCTAGTTTCGTAAGTCTTGATACTTGAAATTTCTACACCGTTTTTCCTTGCAAACTTACATAGCTTCTTTTGAAATTTTTTAATTTTTTTATTCATCTTTTACTCCTAAATTTGAGTTATTCTCTCTAAGGTGACCTTTCTGAATGGACTCGATTTTCTTAGTTAAATGATCTACTTCAGATCTTAATTCTCTTACTGCATCATTTCTACGTTTAAGCGCTGTTCTGCTAATTAATGCAATATTATTCTTATCTAAAAAGTCTAAAACATCTACTCCAAACTCTTTTTCTATTAAGTTTCTAGGGGTATGTCTCATCTACGCTGCTTCCTTTTTGGCTTATATTTTTAAAATATAAATGTTACTCAGTTGCAATAATATACTTTTTTATATACTTTTGTCAATAGTTTTGTATATACTATGTTATATAATTTTAAAAATATCAATATGAGGAACGAGATTATGAAGAAGACGTTTTTACAACTTGAAGATGCTGTAAACGAGTTAAAAGAGCAGCTGGTACTCGAAGACGGAAAAGCGATAATAAAAGATAAAAAGTGGGTAGATTTTTTTGATGCGCTAGTAGCTGAACTTATAGAAGCAAGAGCTACAGTCAGTTATGCATCAGGCTATGGAAAGATAGACTGGGAGTTTGTAAACGATGCACTGAAAAAAACCAGAGAGTTCTAACCTGTTATATACTTTATTGCATCCACTCCAAAGCCGATCAGATCCTGAATTTTAGAAGATTTATCTACAACAGAATGGAGTTTGTCGACTATGTCTTTAGATTTTTCAGTATCTTTGGTAATACACTCAAAAACTCTAAGAGCTTCTTTTACACCTGCTAATCCGCCTATATTGTAAAGTTCTATAGACTCTTTAAGTTTAAAGGTAACATTTACATATATGGTTTTTGTGTCATTATCTAGATCTAAATCTTTTATACCATCTAAAAAAGAGTCCAAGTCTTTTTGCATGGATCTAAGTTCATCACCTACATCAAGCTCTTCCAAATGTGTCATTTCCAAAGCATCAGATAAAACTAAAAGCTTGGGTTCTACAGCATTGACTACACTAATGATATTAGGAAAAGATATATCTAGGTTCGTAGGTGCACTTATTCTTTCAAGTAATGTTATAAGGTCTTTATATTTGTCTATTTTATTTGATTGAATAAAGAGAGCGTTTAGTCTACTCACCTCTTTTTGAATAAGATGCAGTTTGTTAAAGAGATCAAAAACACTATCAGCTTCGAAGATCTCTTTATATACCTCATAAAGCTTACGCTTATTGTTTGGATACTTTTGCATTTTCACAACGATCTCATGTAATCTGCTGGCTGGATTCATAACAAAACCTTTTTTTTATTATTGTAGCACATCTGTGTCAAGTTAAGTTCCGGACATAACGCTTTTTGTGGAACATTTGTTGCATACTAAAGACGAATATTTGTTTAGCAAGTGTGTAGTTTTTCTACATATTTTTTAAAATAAGTATAGTTTTATACTGAAAGTAGCACCTATGTGTTACAATCATCGACGGTCGTGGGATCGTGAGTTAGCTTAGTATATTTTTAAATATTTTTGAAGAGTTAACTAAGTATAATTCCGCAATTTTTTAGGGAGGTGCTAATATGTCAACAACAAATGTATTAAACGATGTAGAATACGACGAGTCCGTAGCAAGGTTTGCTAAGAAGCGTATGAATATGGAGTTTAATAATAAAGGCGTATCACATGCTGTAACAGTTGTAAAGAACCTGTTAGATACAGCAGAGAACTCTGTAAAAATGTTTTCTGAACAATTAAATAGCACTGTTGCTGATAACCATCTTTTTTTAGAGTCACTAAAAAAATACATCGAATCTGGGAAAACATTTGAATTGTTATTAGAAAAAATACCAGATAAACAAAACAGATCAAAAGCTTTAAATATGGTGCTTGAATATTCATCAAAAAGTGACAACAATGTAAAGCATAAGATTATATCGGCTGATTCATTAAGAGATATGGGTGCTCATTTTTCAAATAAAGACAAAATTGCATACCATTTTATTGTGGTTGACAATAGAGCTTTTAGAGTTGAAACAGACCCTCAAGAGTTTAAAGCTACTTGTAACTTTAACGATCCAGATGTGGCAGGAGCATTCTCTAAGCTATTTGATAAATATTTTAAAGAAGCTTAATGGCTTCACCAGTTTTACCTGAATTACCTTCGATTATAAACTACAATGTAAGTAATCAAAATGAAAATGTCAATCAGGTTTCAGATATTTTATCATCGATAAACTTGGTGTCAGTGGATCACATCCCGTATATACCGCTTATCGATCCATATACCTCATTTTTTGAAGTATCTATAGCTTTAAATGTAACTTATGCAGCTTCTGAACACTTTAGAAATATTTTCAGTAACGCACTTCAAAATAGTTCCAAAACAATGAGTGAGTCCTTTGAAAAAAGTATAGAAGAAACTTTTGACAAAATCAATATTATGAGCGATGACGATGTAGATAAGCAGCAAAAAGACAAACTAGGTAATAAACTATTAGATATTTTAACTAGCTTTGATGATCAAAGCACTAAGCTCAATAATGAAATCTGTGATGCTAACGATAGAATAGCTGACCAAATAAAACCAATCTATTTATTCGTAGCTATTATAAACTTGTTTGTTCTTTTCTTAGCCGGCCAAGAATCTATTCATCAACATTTTCCAGGAAACGAATTGGTTTTATTGAGTATAACTTCAATTATAACTATCCTTTTTATATGGGCACTTACGTATACAAGTAAAAAACCTTCTGTGGTATTAGTCTCTTCTTTTGCTATAATGGTTATCCTATCCTCTTTTTTTGAGTTAATTCCTTTATATGATATTTTAGAGCTAGAAAAAGACAACAATAAATATATTGTTGACCTTATGCTTTTAACTGCATTTTCCCCTTTTATGATAGCATTCACAAGATTATTTTTTCAAAATTTATGGCTAAGCATAAAGTATAAGTTTGTATCTGTATTTTATAAACTAGAGTTTTATAGAATTAAGCTTGGTACGAAAAAAGTAGAAGAAGCTAAAAACTATTTAAATGATTTGTAGACTCTTTAAATAGAATTCCAAAAAGCAATAAAACTATTCTAACCAGCTTCGTCCCTCCCATATCCGCTCCAAAAAATGTCATGAAGGTATTTTGCATCTTGATATCTAAGTAGTATTAGCTTTACGCTATAAACTTTATTTGTTCTAGGGTCAATGCCAAAATATTCAATTCTCCCTTTATTCATCCACCCTTTTTTTAACTCTACAGCCCATATATCTTCGTAAAATTTATTTTTCACACCTTTATATTCAAATGCACGATCTTTATATTTTACATGCCCCCAGCTAAATTTTTTAAACATCCAGTTCAAAGAAAAAGCAGATATAAAAGCAGAGCTCACAGACAACACAACAACAAGAAGAGCAAAGAAGAAGGTTTTGTATATATCGATACCTAAAGAATGTACTATAAAGATAGAAAGCTTTACGGATGCGAACATAGCTAGAAAAGACAAAATATAGTAGTACTTTTCAAAATCTCTTATAGGGCTAAGTTCTACATTTCTAGGGTTTGCATGTAAAAATGCAAAATAATTATTAATATTTTGGTTATTACCCTGATTAAGACTTGCAAAGCTTCCAAGGTTACCCGCACTTTTAGTACTTTCGATTTTTTCTGCAAGAGATCTCACAGTAAGAACAAGTTCTTTTATTACTTCTTGAGACATTATGTCACTCCATCATAGTTTAAGTTTGTACTATTTTAAACAATAATGGTGAAAATATTAATTAACTATTTCATTTTGCAATATCACTTACACCAATCTTTACTTTTCGTACCACCGTCATAAGAAACTGCAAAACCTCTTTTGATCAACTCCTCACCTAAAGAGTCCCCATCTATATAAACATCAGCAACGATTCTAAAATACTTTCCGCGCTGCACATTTTTTAAAACGATTTTTTTTGCTCCATGCAACATTGATGCTGTGAGCTGCTTTGCTTTACGTGCAAGTTCTTTTTCTTGTTGGCACTTAGCCCTCATTTCTGGAGTATCAATTCCGTTGACCCGTATCGGAACGCGATACCCTATGATCCTAGGATAACCTTCAATGTTTACACGAAACGTGTCTCCATCATATATGCTTGTTACTTCACTAACCTCTATAGAATCAAACTTTATATCTTTGAGTGATTCGGCATGAAGACTTATGACAAATGAGATTAGCAATAGTGTAAGTAAATTTTTCATTGAATATCTGTAGATCCTTTTTGAATTACATAAACTAAGATATCTGCTTTAGCTTTCTCGTTTGCCATTCTAAAAAACTTAAGAATCATTTTTTCATCATCACTAAGAGCCTCTTGGTTGTTGCTATTGATATTTTGATCATGCCCTTGATTAGCAATAGCACCTGGCCCCATATTGCCAATAGATTTATTATATTTAGGTGGTTTGTCACCAAATTGAATATACATAATTTCTTGTTCATCAAATGCAAGTGCTAATTTCAACTTCAAATTAGTTGTAAAGTTTTTTGAACCATTTCCACTTTCATACCTACTAATTTGAGATAATTGTACACCTATTATCTTTGCCAACTCTGTCTGACTAAGATTGTGTTTATCCCTTATTTCCTTTAATCTCTCATACCAACTAGACATTTATTTACTTTTCCTTGACTTTTATATTGACATTTGTATATAATTCTCTTAACATTTATGTTTTTATAACAATAACATTATAACAAATATGCAAAAAAGGTTTTCGATAAATGAAATTAAATGACAATTTTAATGACAATGTTTCTTTATTTAAGAACATACAGGCAAGACTTATAGTAAATCAAAAAGACTTAGAAGATGTAGCCAGAGAGCTTAACACAACTGCATCTACGGTAAGAACAATAATTGGAAACAAGTTTCAAAGAGGAGGTAAAAGTACACCACTTGACAAAAAAGTATTTGACTACTTCACGTCAAATTTCAAAGGCTTCAAGCAATACTGCATTAAAAACAATATAAGTACTATAGACTCAATAGAGCCTTATTTGTAAGCCTCTATTGAGTCTATGACTCACAAAGCAAAATTTCCCCAGTGAAAATTGTTTTGAGTTTTTTAAATTATCAGTATAGGACGCTGGACAACCTATAGACTAAACGAACAATAGTACCTGAGCATAGAGGCGGTGTGATGGTTATAAAGTATCTAAATGAGAGCAGTGCGCAATGCTCTGATTAAATACTTATAAAAGGAGATGTTATGCAAGAAGTTTTAGCATCGGAGATACAAGCATTTATAGATGCTTTCCAAACAGTAGGCAACGGTGAGATTGCAGAAGAGACTGCAAAGAAACTCAAAAAGTGTGTAAAAGCAACTATGCTGCAAGAAAAAAAATCGACTCTCAGCATCAAGCTAGAGATCGCAAAAGTTGCAGATGATCAGATCACTATGGTCGGAACCGTGAGCGCAAGTGTTCCTGAACCAAAAATTAAAACAGGTTTCTTTGTAAATGACAGAACATTTATACCATCGCGAAACAGACCAAAAGAACAAATACTACCGGGAGTAAAATAAAATGAAATAGATTTTTGAAAAATTTATCAGTTCGTTGAGACCTGTTGCAGACACAGTGGGTCCTGGGAGAAAAGCAGTACACAAAGATTATGTAGTAGATGAAGCTGAAAGACCATTGCACTACAAGCCACCAATAGATCGCAATGTCATCACGTGCAGCATCGTGAGCAAGCTAGACTTTATCGCATTTGTAAATGAGTACAAAACAGAGGCTACAAAGCTTTTTTACAATAACGATCGTGTCAAAGCGGTGTTCAACTACCCAACAAAGCAACATGCAGACTATGGTGACAGCACCTGCGAAATGAAACTGCAGCAAACAGAAGACTATTTTGAGTTCCAAAGACACCAAAGTGCTCTTACACAAAAACAGTTTGTTCGTTTTTTAAAGCGTATGGAGCCGTTTATCGTTGCATTTGACAACAAAAAAGCTGATGATATGGATATTATCGAGATGGCAGAGCATCTACAAGCTATCAAAACTATAGACAGTGTGCAACGTAACGCACAACAAAAGTTTCACCTCGATGTAAATATTCAAACAGGCAAAAGCTCCATGACACTTCCAAAGGTGATCATCTTTGAGTTCCCTATCTTTAAAAACGACCGTGAACTGACTACACGTTTCGAGACAGAACTGTTTTTAAGTGCAGACGATGGTGCTCTTGCTGCAGAACTGATCTGCTACAACATCGACCAGCTCTATGAAGAGAGCATCAGAGAGTTGACATCTTCTATTTTAAATGAGATCAATGGAGTAAGTGCATTTCAGTCTTAGGGCTGTTTGCACAGAATTTTATAAAAAGGAAAATGTTTTGAAAAATATTTTAGACAACCTAGATAAGAAAGAGATGGAACTGGCTGAGGGTAAATACAGCTCTCTTGCAAGAGCTAATGAAAAGAAGAAACGATATCTTGCACTTCTGCAAGAAAAAACTTATCCCTTAGCAGAAGCAATATCTAAACTGAGTCCAAATGAACTTATAGTATTTGAAGATGCTCTTGCTAAGTATCGAGCTTGCCGAGATGATAAAAAACATCTTCACTAAGCGTTTCTTGTGAGACGCTTTTTTGAATACCTAGTAAAACCCAACCTTCATTAAGATGTTTATTGACATTATCTTGTAGATCTTGATTTATAAAATCATCTATGATTTTGATTTCTTTGACACTTAAAAGTTTACTTTCATTATCCATTATGAAGCCTTTTGTTTTGATTTTGTTTTGCAACTTGATTATAACACAAAGGTTTCACCGTAAATACAAAGACCTTACAAAACACGCATCGCGAAGTCATCTACTAGCATGCATGAATAGCCCCCTACTATTCTTCTCTAATCAAACGGAAACAAGATCTATAACTCACCTTTTTTAAACGGTAGGAGATTAGCCGTGCGATGCGTGTTCTGTAAGCTCTTTAAAGCTTATGTGATAGTTGCAAAAATACAAGCAAGCAAGTGCTCTTACGAGCTTATATAAATTTTGATGTATGAAAAAAATTCACTACCTATAAAAAGCGGTGGGCGTAGCCGGGCAACTATCTCATAAGCATTAGAGAGTTAAAAAAAACTAAGGAGAAGTTATGAGTTCTATGATGCAGTACATACTGTTAAAAATGCTCTTGCATGATAAAAAAAGAGTAAGCATAAAAGAAGCGTGTGAGGTGTTACATGTCTCAGAAGATTAAGACGGCATTTGACAAGTTCGAAGAGCTGCTGCAACAGCTCGGCGAACGGTTCTTATAAAAGTACGAAAAAAAATTATAGCAAAAAAGGGTTAAAGATGGAAATGGAGACAGTAAATCTATTTGTAAACATTGTCGGATCTACTCTGATCGTAATGGGGTTTTTAGAGATGTGGCAGAACCGTCGCCGCAGATGGGGAGAACACCGCAACAGGAAAAACAAGTATGAAGGCTAGAGAAAAAAGCGAAAAGATGTACGCAGAAGATATACAGCAAGAGTACAACCAAGACGGTGCGAAAAACAGCTTTTACAACATAGAGAGCTGTAAAGACTTCGACGACCTTGCAGAGTACTTAGAACTTGACGGCTTCTGCTTCAACATCGGCAAGTCGCTCTTTGCAAACAAGGGCAACAGGCACGAAGGCACAGATAAAAAGCGTGAAGCAAAAAAGTGTCTGCACTACTCTATACGCAGAGCGTTCAAAGAGATAGGCACAGACGAAACCAAAAAGATGCTGCTCAAATACATGAAGTGAGGGTTTTATTGTGGAGATAGAATATGTAAACGGCAAACACCTTACATACGGTGAAGCACACTTTCTCGAGCAAAGCAGCATACAGATGATAAACGGTGAATTTGTGAATACTATATTTGTGCAGAACAAACAGCGTGCCATGCCGCATGAAGAGGCTAAAAGCAAGAGCCATAGCACAACAGATGTTCAACTCACTTAAACGCAAGCACGTCAAGCTCACAAACGACGCGCTAAACAAAATATGCTAGAAGGGAAGTTATGAGAAAAGTAAAAGTAAGAATCATAGAGCACGACGTAGTGCTCACAGCAACCATAGACAAACACAACATAGCGACAGTAAGAATGTTCGGTGCCGACTGCAAGTTCAGAAAGCATCAGTATGAGATAGTAGATGTGCAATAAAGTAATATTAGTCGGAAACACGACACGTGACATAGAACTGCGCTACTCCCAAGGCGGAGCGGCGATAGCAAAGACGGCTATTGCTACAAGCCGCAAGTTCACCGTAAATGGTGATAAAAAAGAGGAGGTTTGTTTTGTTGATATAACCTTTTTTTGGAAGAAGCGCTGAGATAGCAAACCAGTACCTCAACAAAGGGAGCAAGACCCTCATAGAGGGGCGACTGAACTTTTAACAGTGGGTTGATCAGAACCAACAAAAGCGATCGAAACACTCGGTAACAGTAGAGACTATGCAGATGCTCGACACCAAACCGCAAGAGGGAACCTCAGAGCAGCAGCCAAACAGCTACCAGCAACCGCAACAAAGCCAACAACCGCAACAAAGCCAACAACCGCAACAACAAAATCATGGACAGCCTCAGCAATCATACCAGGCACCTCATGGAGATGTACTAGTTTACCATCAACAACAATAGGAGAAAAACATGGATGAAATAAAAGCATTATATGTGAGATCTACTGAAGCTCACAAGGTTTTAGGCATAGGCAAAAGCTCTTTTTACACTCTTGCAAAAGAGGAAAAAGACTTTCCTAAAAAAATAACGGTCCGTGGTTCAGTAACATACTCTATCCAAGAGCTTTGTGACTGGTGGGAATCACATAAAGAAGATGAGTGTGCGTGATGTGCATAAAAATAGCAAGGGTATATGTACTAGAAGGTAAGCATAGGGATGGAGAGACATTTAAAATTGCATCTACAAATGTTAAAGCTCTTCAAGAGGTTCAAACCGATGAGCTTCGTCGTGATGGAAGCGGTTATATAAGAAGGTTGTAAGATGAGTGCATTTTATAAAGTCCTTGAAGCGATGCAGAACAGACCACAAAACGGACATGCTCTTGCAAATACTCAAAATATAGAGATCCTAACAAAAGCCAAAAAAGATATACAGGAGATGTTGAGATGACAGCATACTTCAAAGGTAAACCAAAAACTCAAACAGATATGTTGCTTATAAACGGTAAAGAGTACACCGAAAAAGAGCTAAAAGAGATCATTAAAAAGCATGAAGATAGTAAGGATAAATGATGAAAATACATGATGCAATAAAATTATTAGATGATGAAAAAAACATTCTAATTTGTGATGAGGGACATAGATACCAAAAATATAATAGCTACTTAATAATGTGTACTTACAATAAAGATACATTAAAAGGTAGTACTGTTGCTAGTTCTATAAATGTTGAAGAGTTTTTGAAAAAACATATAGATAAAGAATTTGAACGAGAGCTTCAATGGTTTCAAAAAGGAGATTTAAAACTTCCTAGATTGTGTCATGTTGATAAGTCTGATTGGGGAGATCCTAAAATTGTCATGATTAATTATTTTAGTGGAGCTATGTTTAATACTGGATACGGCGAGAGTTATATACCAACGTATCATACTAAAATAACGCCTCTAAGCAATGATGAAATTGAAAATCTTAAAAGGGAGTAAAAATGTCACCAACTAGACCACCTCTTAGGTACCACGGTGGAAAATGGCGTGTAGCACCTAAGATAATAGAACACTTCCCACCTCACATGACTTACGTTGAACCTTACGGCGGTGGTGCAAGTGTACTGCTTCGTAAAAAAGAAGTAAGAATGAAATCTACAACGACCTAGACGGTGACAAGGTGGTATGAAGTACTACAGACACGAAATGACTTATGAAGATCATGTGCAGCTGCTAGAAAGAGTTAAACAAGCTAAAGCACAAGTAATAATTAGCGGATATCCATCGGACCTATACAATGAGATGTTAAGCGACTGGGAATTTTTAACTTTTAAAGCACGAGCATCTTCAAAGCAAGGTACCGTGATTCGAGATGAATGTTTATTTTACAGGCTCGGATAAAACCTACAAACCAGGTAGTATAAAAATAACTGTGTAAATCCAAAAATTGTAATTTATCAGATAGGCTTGAAAGTTGCTATCTGGTAGATTTATTTGAAGGATTTACAAATGGCAATTTTAAATAAAGAAGAATTACGCAAACAGATCAAAGAAGGTAAAGAGATCTCACTAGATGGAATTCTAGATGAGTTTAAATCTCTTCTACGAGAATCAACCCAAACAGCCAGTGAGGTTGAGATGGATGAGCATTTAGGTTATGAAAAACACCAAGAGTCAGATAATCCAAACTATCGTAAGGGTACAAATAAAAAAACATTAAAGTCAAAGTATGGCGAAATTGATGTAGCGATACCTCGTGATAGAGATGGTAGCTTCGAACCACAACTTGTAAAAAAGCGAGAAAGACTTCTTAATGGTAGTGAAGATCTAATTTTATCACTTTATACCAAAGGTATGAGTGTAAGAGATATACAACATCATTTAGATGATCTCTACGGCTATCAGCTTTCAGAACAAACTATTTCAAATATCACTAGTGCAATCATCGAAAAAGCCAAAGAGTGGTACCCCAAGGGCACTTCCTTTGGGCGCAAACCGTCCACTTGAGCCTATATATCCTATTATCTTTATGGATGCTACTGTACTGAAAATAAGAGTTGATAGAGTTGTTAAAAATATAGCAGCATATATCATGCTTGGAATTACTCTTGAAGGCAAAAAAGAGATACTTGGCATATGGATAGGTGAAAATGAAACTTCCAAGTATTGGCTCACACTTCTCAATGAATTAAAGAACCGTGGCGTGGATGATGTGCTTATCTTTGCAATAGATGGTCTAAACGGTTTCAATCAAGCAATAGAAGCCGTATATCCAAAAGCTGAGATACAACGTTGCATTGTGCATCAGATTAGAAGCTCTTTACGTTATGTCTCATGGAAAGACAGAAAAGCGGTTGCAGCCGATCTTAAAACAGTTTATACAGCCGCTACTGAAGAGGACGCTCAGGCAGCTCTTTTAGAGTTTAGCGATATTTGGGGTAAAAAATATCCCCATATCACTCAATCCTGGACAAATCACTGGAATGAGCTTGCTACTTTTTTCAAATATCCAAAACCTGTTCAGACTCTTATCTATACGACGAATCCTATCGAATCACTCAATTCCAGTATAAAAAGACGCACAAAGGCAAAAGGCTCATTTCCAACTATCGACTCTGCTTTTAAAGTGCTATATATATCTACTCAGGAGGTTCAGGAAAAATGGAGCCGTAACGGAATTCGAAATTGGAGTGAGATTTACCCTCAACTTTGTATATTTTTCAGCGAAATTATGGAAAAATATACAAGGTAATTAAATAGGCTAGAGGTGATTTACACAGTTTATTTTACAGGCTCACAAACCAACAAATAAATCTATTTTCCTAAAACCCCACCCCACCACTCAAGAAGCTCACGTCTCTCATCTAAAAAGTCACTTCTTAGATAAGCTTGTTTCACTTTACTCCCTACAGTGTGAGCCAGTTGAGTTTCTATAACCTCACTACTAAACCCATGTTCTTTTTGTTTTTCGTGGCATATAGTGCTGAATGAGCTACGAAAACCATGTGGTGTATGGTTTAGTATTCCCATACGCTTTAGAGCATATCCAAGTGTGTTTTCACTCAACATTCTACTCTTTGATGTAGTTGAGCAAAACACATGCTTCTCTTTGCCTGTAACAGCTCTCATGTCTTCTAGTATAGCTTCCATCTCTTTAGTGACAGGAAGCCTAAACTCCTCTTTTGTTTTCATATCTTCTTTTGGGTAGATTATAAGCTTTTTGTTTAGATTTACCTGCTCCCATCTTAACCCTCTTATGTTTATGGTCCTAAGACCTGTAAGCGTTATAAATAGTAATGCATTTTTAGTTGAGAGGTCGCCCATGTATTCTTTAAACATCTTGTAAATAGTTCTAAGTTCATCTATATCAGTTATGGCCTTGAAGTGTTCCGCATCTGACTTTATGACAAGTGAGTTTCTGTCTAGTGTCTGCATAACTGCATTCGTTGTAAGATCATTATGAAGAGCCCACTTAAAAACCTGATTTAGTAAGTTAAAAACTTTTCTGCTAGTCTCACTTTTGTTTGAGTTCTTGGTAGATGGTGTAGACACGCTTGGGATGTTCTTTATGAGAGCTATCATATCGGCTTTGGTAATGCTGTCTATATCTATGTTACCTATGACTGGGTAAGCGTAGTATTCTAAACGGCTGCATTGTTGGTTGTAGTAGTCAAGACTAAGTTCATGAGACTTAAACTCTAAGAACTGCTTTGCAACATCTTTAAAAGAGTGAGCTGTTACTTTTTGAACTTTTACCTCTTTTTTCTTCTTTGAAGGATTTATACCGTTTTCAATATCTTCTTTTAGATCTTCAAGCTTTTTTCTTGCAGCACTCAAAGACACTACAGGGTACTTACCAAAACTCACAGAACTCTCTTTGCCATCAAACCTGTACTTGGCTCTCCATAGTTTGCTACCATTTGACTTTACAAGTAAAAAAAGTCCGTTTCCATCAAACAGCTTGTAGTCTTTTTCTTCTATCTTTGCTTTTTTTATCTGGTTTTCACTAAGCGGTCTTACTGTCCTTGCCATAAGCTTTCCTTGTAATCGTACCCCTAAAAATAAGAGTATAAAAAAAGTACCCCTAAAAAATGCCCCTAAAAGTTTTGGCTTCAAATGGATTGATTTGGAATATCTTGGAAAAAGAATAATGAAAAAAAATGTAAATATAGCTTAACAGTATAGTGTTTTTGGGATTTGTTGAGTTAGTTTGGATTGATTTGGAATTGTTTGGAAATCTTCAGTGGTGGACAGAGAGGGATTCGAACCCTCGGAACAGTTACCCATTCGCATCCTTAGCAGGGATGTGGTTTCAGCCAGCTCACCCATCTATCCGTTGAAGATTGAAAGTATATTCAATACTAGA